CAATTTTTATCTATGTCGTAGTAACTTGACTATCTAAAACTCTATAAACAACCTCTTTTAGATTACTTAAATTAGGTACTTGTTCTCTAGTTTTAGAGTCTTCATTGATTGCTCTAACCCAAATCTGAACTAATCCACTATTTTCATTAAACATTAAGCACCACCTCCAACCAACATTGATAATTCAAGTATTGCCTGTTCTTGTTGTGCAACTTTTTCATAAAGTAATTCTAGTTCTGTTTTAGGTGATGGAGGAATATCTTCATATTCATACCAAAGTTCTTTAGTTGAAGGATTTAAGTATAATATAGGATTTTTATTAACTACAATGTTAGGATGAATCATTAAATTATCCTCTATTAACATTCCTATATTATTTAATTCTTCAACACTCTTTTTCATACCATACTCTAAATCAAGAGGATTGTTATGAATAAGTGTTACTCTAAATTTATTTTCATTAATTTTTATAAAATCTCCTAAAAAAATCATAGGTTAAAACCTCCTATTTTATTATTTTTATATCTTTAGCAAATGATTGTAATAAACCTGCTGAACCTATATAAAATATTCCATCTGATAAATCATTATATTGAGTTCCTCCAACATAAGAAATTCTCATATTATTCGAAAATTTGTCTAATATCTCAAGAGTATTAGCATCTAAAGCATATATGCAATCACCTGTTCCGTTAACAAAAAACGGAATGTAAATAACTCCGTTTCTAATAGCACATAAGTATAAATATGTTGCTGAGCCACTTGAGGTAACATCCTTTTCTACAATTATATTTCCAGAACTATCTAGTTTTATTATTCTATACAAACCACTCTTATTGTAATATACATATATATTATCTGAACTGTCTATTGAAAGAACATAGATTGTAGTATCCGAAGAAGTATCACCACTCTTTAATAATGATTTTTTCCACACAACAGATTTATTAGAATCTACTTTTATCAATTCTCCACCTCTATTTGTTACAATGCAACTATTTCCCGATGGAGAAGTTCTGAATGATTGAAGAATTGTAGCACTTGTTATGTTTAAATCTGTTACGGCATAAGTATCTGCATTTAGTAATTTTAAATTATTACTAGCAGTTGCAATGGTGACAATGCTACTCCATGATTTTAAATATAAGTTACATTTACTATCTGTACCAAACCAATTAGCAGACGTACCATCGCTCTTCGCAATAATTTGACTTGAATTATAATCAATAATTACAAAAACAGGACTATCGCCATATCCAGATATTGTTCCAAAAGCAAAGCATTTACCTTTTTCTTCTGCCATTACACATCCACCAACATTTAAACTTAAA